GAGTTACGTTACTCACTTGGTTTCTCCTTGTAGAAAGTTTAAAAATACATTTGCGTGGTCAACAAGTTGCTGGGGGTGCAGCATGCCGCCATTGGTTTTGTGGAACTCGATTGCTTTACTCAGTGCGTGTTCCCGCGCCCAGTAAAGGTTATGGGCCATCTCAGTAACAGACTCGACAGTCAAGTCCGCAATGGTTTCTTCGACCGCTTCAGTCACGGTCTTGGTTGCTTTGGTCATTTGGTTGGTTTCCTTACGGATACTGCGTACTCGGTCATCGAGTTCAGGCCAGCGGGGACTACACCGGGATTGTCTTCAAGGAACGTGGCCATGTTGGTCTGCGCAATGCGCTTCTCAAGCAAGTCAAGCGCATCATGTTCTTTCATGAACTCTTTGAAGGAATCCCAGTCTTGGGTTGTGTAGCGTGTCTTTGTGGACAACACTACGGTGCCTTGGTCAGTGCGCACTGAGCTTACGCCCAACACCAGCATCTGATCTTTCAGCGCAGTTTTCACTGCATCTTGTTGCCGCTTGATCTCCTCGATCTGGGTGTCGAACTCAGCGGTCAACTCCTGAATCTTGGTTTGCATCTTGCGGTACACCTTGGCCAGCTTGTCCATTGGAACAGCGGCCATTGTCTTTTCGGACTCGTCGTCCATAACAGGGGCTTCCTGTGTCTCGTCGTCAATATCAATCATTGAAATCTCCAGTTGGTTTGTCGAAGGTTTGACATCTTACTGCGGTTTTCTGGTTCTGCAAGTCCTTTCTTTATTTATTTTTTATTTCACTGTCAAACAAGCCAACAAGTAACGCGTGGTCGGAAACCTTAGTCGTCATTGCCTTGAACATCTTCTTCTCAATCGGGCTACTTTCGATGTGAATTACAGTAACTTTGTCTGAGTCTTGACCTTTGCGGTCAGCGCGTGCTATGCACTGCCTGTACATCTCTACGCTCATCAATGGCCCAAAGAAAACCACGGTGTCCGCAGCAGTTAGGGTAATCCCGTGTGCCGTAGCTTGAGGCTGCATGACCAGTGCTGTTACCGTTGGTGAGTTCTGAAAGTCGTTGATGATTTGTCCGCGTTTGCTGGCGCTCACGTCACCGTGAATCTGCCCCACGTTGTAGCCCTTCTTGGTCAGGTACGTGACGATGGTCTCAATGCTGGAGCGGAACATGGCAAAGATGATGACCTTGCGGTTGGTCTCTTCCAGAACTTCTTCCAGCACAGCAAGGCGCGGGCCTGCATCAAACTCCACGACTTCGCGCTCGTCTGTGTACGCAGCGCCGCACGAGATTTGCAGCAACTTGTTCACGGCAACACCCGCATTGACTGCGCTGATTGTCTCCCCCGCCGCACGCACCATAAGCTGCTCTTTGAGCAAGCGATAGTATTTGTTTTGTTGAGGTGTCATCGGCACCTCCCGCGTCATCGTGATGACAGGCGGCAAGTCAAGGCACTGCTCTTTGGTAAAGCGTATTGCAGGCTGCAACGCTTCGTGCACAATCTTTGAAGCCTCCGGTTTAGGAGCCCACTTAAATGCGGTGAGTTTGTTCATCACCTTGTCGCGCCACGCGGTAGAAAACTTTGGCACAGTGTTTGGGTTGACGAGTTTGGCCAAGCCGTATGCGTCCACAGGAGACTGTGATGCCGGTGTTCCCGTCATCATCCAGAGGTAAGTCTCCGGTGTCAGGATAGAGGCCAGCGCCTTCCATCTGCGCGTGCTTGGGTTCTTGTAGGCGTTGGCTTCATCAACAATCACCAGATCAAAACGACCGTCATTTTTGACCTCGTTGGCTATCAATATCAAGCCTTCGTAGTTAGTGATAACAAACTCGTAGTTTTGCTGAACCATCTCTATTCGCCGCGAGGCTTGCGCATGGTGGGCTACCACGACACTGCGATGAATGATGCTGCTATTGATGTCCCCAACCCATGCGCTGTGCATGATAGACAGAGGACACAGGATGAGGACTCTGCGTACCTCCCCGCGTTTCATTAGGTAGTCTGCTGCCCACAAGGCGCTCAGCGTCTTGCCCGTGCCGGGATCGTTGAAACAGAACGAGCGTCTGTTCATCGTGAGGAAAGAGGCGGTCTCTACTTGATGCCCCATCGGGGTGAAACGTCCGGGATAGTCGTAGCGTTTGGTGATGGGTGAAGGCACATCACGCACACCAAGATTCTTGAGGACTCGCGCTTCGTCAAGGCCCCAGTACACCGCTACCTCATAGACGCCATCTTGTTCGCTGATTATTTTGTGTTTAGGAATGATGCTGTACTTTGCTGGATTGCGTGTTCGCAGCACCAGCGCTTTGTTGTCGATGATTTCCATTGATCTCTCATTCCGGTTTTCTACACACGAACCGCGCTCGGTCCGTGAGGTAGTGTTGTTCAAGTTGGCCCATTTGTTTGAGCCGCTTATGTGCGATGGCAAAGAACGGATCATTCTCGATTTCCACCATGTCAACCCAATCGTTTCCGTAACGTGCTCCCCAGAGATTGAGCAGCGTGTAAATGGGCGTCTCCATGGCGGCGTGTTTTAAGTCTTTCTCCGTGATCGCGCTGGAAGTCTCAATCGGCGCGTTCCCAAGCATGGTCGATGGTGACAGGGTGTTTGCGCCTCGCTGCCCCGCAGCGATGTTGTAATTACTCGCAGAATTAGCCATTCCGCGCGGGTCCGCTCCGCTTGCGGCAAAAGCATTTTGTATCCCCACACCGAGCAGGCTCCCATAGCTGTTGATGCTGGCCGTCATTTGACTGAGTGGTCGCTCTTGCGAGCGTACGACCTGTTGGCTGTTGCACTTTTCACCGTAAGGTTGCTGCGCGTTGTCGTGCCGCCTTTGGACAATGGCTTCTTGTGGTCGACGTCTTTGCCGTCACCTTTGTGCACAAGCCCTTCTTTCTTCATGATGGCGCGGGCTTGGTTGCGTGCAGCACGTTTCTTTTTCACTGCGGGTTTGCCATCGTAGTTTTCATACTCGGCTTTGTAGTTGCGGTCAGCTTTGTTTGCGTAAGGCATTTCAGTTTCCTTTATTTCATTTGGTATGTTTCGCGTACTTGCCGTAACACGTCTACTACACGCATGGTTGGCGATTTCCGTATCTCCATGACGTCATGCAGTAAACGCATTGCAAGAATGGTTGCACATTCTGGGTGCAGGATAATACTGCCGTGACCATTGGTCTCTTGTTTACCATCATGTACCATTGCCGCTCCGCTATGGTCGACAATAATATCGTGTCCTACTATAAGCTTTGCACTGCACACATGGCAATGAGTAGCTACTCTCATCGGCGCATCGCCATAAAGTCCTTGACTCATAATTTCTCTTTCAATGTTTAGGATGAAACTCGCAGCCAGTGACTTGGCACCAGCCGCAGAGCGGGGTTTGTGTAGGGTTCCACACGTCGTTTGTGAAGCTGGCTTCAAGCCGCGCTGTGCGCTCACGGTAGCGCCACCATGCAGCGTCCGCTTGTTCACGCATCATCTGCGTCTTGACCATACTGTTCTTCACAACAAATAGCAACGCTGACTTGACGCGCCGGATGTGGGGGAAGTGGGCAAACACCATGCAGGACATGAGCACTAACTGGTCGCGGTCGGGGTACTTGTCGTTGCCCGTCTTGTAGTCGCCTACCCACGCCGTAAGGTTGTCGTCGTCCACGATCAAGATGTCTGCAATGCCGCGCACCCACACGTCTTTTGCTTGCCAACCGCAGGGGTTCAAGTCTTTGGTCAACGCCATCTGGTACTCGGCCAACTTGCGCCCGGGTTTTTTCATCAGCGAGTCCGCAACAGGTTTGTACTGTTCGTACTCTTTGGGTACGGGCTGGCCGTCCCGCACATACAACTCCAACGCTTTGTGCACTTGATTGCCGTAGCGTGTGGCCTCGGTCTCTTGGAAGGGGTACTTCTTCAAGACCTTGACCTCGTGGTAGCGCCGAGCGCAGCCCTCAAAATCTTTGAGAGAGGAGTGGGACCATGCGGGGCAGGTTGTCATGTCAGAACTTCGCTGAGTTGATGGTGTTTGTGAGCCTGTTTGCAAACGCATTTACAAACGATTCATTGTGTGAAAGCGGATGATTCATATCGTAGAGAATGCAGTGCGTCAGTTCGTGCCAGAACGCGTTCTCCACTTCTTCTTGCGCAAACTTGTTGCCCCGTGCATCACGTTTGGCCAACTCAATTTCTCTCAGCAAGAAGTGCGTACGCCCCACGGCCGATGGTGCATCTACTTTGTCGGAGCGCACGATTTGGTAGGTGTCGTAGCCTACTTGAATTTGTTTTGGTATCTTCATGTTGATCCTCAGTCTTTGGCCAAGCCATATCTACGGTGAGCGCCACCGGCAGCGTCGAGCGGAATGCCCGGTAAATACTTCGGCTCCATAGTCATCTGCGCCAAGACCCAAGTCTTAGCGTCAGCCACTTCTGCATCTGGCACAACCGAGATCAACTCGTCGTGCACTGTGCCCTTTACGGGGTAGCGTTTATCTACCCTCAACATACCGTCCGTCATCACGCAGCGGGCAGTACCTTGCACCACGTTGTTCGTGATCTTCCCTGCGTACAGCTTCGTTTTGCTGTCCACACCGTACACCCACTGCAAGTTGCCTTTGCGGGTTGTGCCATCGGGCAACACCACCAACTCGTGCTCTTGACGTAGGTTAGGATACAACAAACTCATGCCACTGGGAAGTACTATTTCACCCTTGCGGAAGGTCAGGCATTTGTACGTGTACTCCTTGCCCTCGTACAGCGCGGTCTGAATCAAGCTGCCACACATATCCCAGAACGCCACGACAGGCCACGCCGCTGCACGGTACTTGTCGATAATCATTTTGGCCGCTACACAGTGCGTAAGCAACTCGTCATCTGTACACAAGTGGGGTATTTCCTCCATCTTGGTCAGGTACTCCTCGTTCTCAATGAACTTCTTCACGTACGCCTTATCAACCCCCGACATCTTGGCAAACGCTCTGTCGTACCGGACAGGTGGCGCACCAAGGAAACCCACGAGTAGCTGCGACGCAAACGCGGCCCAACCCAGTTGATACCCGCACCCCAACAGCGCGGACTTGGCTGACTGGCGCAGGTCAGGATGAGACTCTTTGGTGAGGCCCGGGATGTTGAACATCTGTGCGCCGAACGCTGCGTACGGGTCGCCGCCTTGCTTGAAAATTAACAGCATGTCTTCGTAGTCAGCCAGCCACGCCAGCACGCGAGGCTCAATCTGCGACAAGTCGCCAACAACCAACTGGTGCCCTTCTGGGGCCATGATTGCTTTGCGTAGGAAGCTGCGTCGCTTCAAGTTCTGCATGTTGATGGCGCTACCTCTGGCTGCCGTCCAGCGGCCCGTCCCTGCGCCGTAGTAAGAGAGCGGAACAGGCAGTGTCCCACGTCCAGAGATGTCAAGAAACCGCTGCGCCCTCGTACGCTCGGTGGTTGACTTGACTTTAAGGCGAGCCTCACAAAGAGCGGCAACATCTTCATTGGGACCGTTGAGCAACGCTTGAAAAAGCGCGTCGTTCTTTGCAAGCGCAAGCGTCTGCTTTCCAGTTGTCTTGCTCTTTTTATGTGGCGGGAGGACGCCAAAAGAGGCAAGGATTTCTGCAAACTTTTTGTTGGACGCCAAAGAGGACTCGTCAATCTGTAACTTTGCAAGGAGGGCTTCACGTTTTTCCTTTTCTTCTTTAAGGGCCTCGACCAGCATGTCTTTATCCAACTCCAACACAGGGCGGGTGAACATCTTGAGCGTCATGTCGATCAAGCGCAGTTCTTTGGTGGGGTACTTGTCGCCCACGTTGCCTGTCTCTGGGTCAAGATTTACAAACAGCTTGCTGAATATCTGTTCACACAAGAACACGTCATGCTTGCAGTAGTCGGCAAGCTCGCGCTCCATGGCGGGTGACAACTCGTCCACGCCGTTCGTTGAGTACACGGCGTTGCCCTTGGGCGGTAGGCCGAACACCTCGGCCAGCTTCATCAATGAGTTGCCGACTTCAACTCCACGTAGGGCTCTTGCCATAGAGAGGCTGTCAAGGATAAAACACGGGTGGATGTCGTACACCCATTCCAGTATCGCCACGTCGAACTGTGCGTTGTGCGCAAGGATTGCGGTCTTGCTCCAGTCGTAGGTCTTGAGGATTCGTGGCAACTCGTCGCCGCGATACCATTGTGTTGGGCTTGTTGAGCCAAGTTCGTGCAGGCATGCGCCGAAAGCTTTAAATCGTGGGTCACGTATGTATTCCTCAGTGGTCATTTTGGACAGGGTATAATCTTCCTTGTCCCATTTAGTTTCAAAGTCGATTGTAATGATGCGGTCGTATGGGCGGCTCAATTGAATAGCTCCTTGGGTGGTGCGTGGCGCATGT